TATGCTGATATTCGCTGCACTGATGCTACTGATATAATCAGACGCCTTGATGCACATCAACATATTAGTAATGAAATTAAGGTGGAACTTGTTGAAACTATTCAAGAAGCTACACCTCATTGTCCATGGGACGCAAACGACTGAAGGAACGGGGATTAAACCACCCATACTTCAGGAGTAACTATCATGAACACACTCAATCTCATTAAGAAGCAGATCAACAAAGCATCTGCCCTCCATGATGCACAAATTCACCTCACAAAATATCGTGGTGTTGAATGCAAAGTGCATCAATCAGCAGGAGAAACACATGGAACCTTCTGCTACAGAGGTAAAACTTATACCAAGTGATTGACTTACATCTAGAATATTGTTATGATGGGAGGGAAACCTCCCATTTTTTTATGGAAAAGGATAAACTCAAAAAGATTATCTCCAAACTTAAACTCATTGTAGATGAGTTGGAATCAGAAGTTTATTCTGATCCACAGGCATATAAATATGATACTCAATATGATGTGCCTCTCTCAGACTATGATGAGGTGTTCAATGATGATGATGGTTATCCAGACTAAACATGTATGAAGAACTAGACACATTTGAAAGAGCACTTCAACACTTTGGTACAAGAGTAGAGGTTATTGCTGCCATGGAAATGGGTGGCAGAATAACTGCTGAAGATGCATACCAAATGATTAAAACAGAAGTAAAAGCACTTAAAAAAGTTAGAAAAGCAGAGAAGCAATGACAGCAAAACTTATCTCAGTTACTCCTGATGCAGAAAAGCACATAGCTTATTGTGCCAGAGTGAGCAACCCTTCTAATCAGGGTAATGATTCCTTTGAGGGTCTTATCAAGTATTGCATCAAGCACAAGCATTGGAGCATCTTTGAGCAGGCATTCATGACCATTGAGTTGGAAACTACCAGAGCTATTGCAGCTCAAGTGCTGCGTCATAGGAGTTTCACATATCAAGAATTTTCACAACGCTATGCTGATTCATCTCTGTTGATGGATAAGATTCCTCTTCCAGAATTGAGACGTCAGGACACTAAGAATCGTCAGAACTCCACTGATGATCTTGATCCTTTTGTTGTTCAGAAACTAGAGATGCAAATGCAAACTCTATTTGATTCATCTATGGCACTCTATCAACAGATGCTTGGACATGGCGTTGCAAAAGAGTGTGCTCGTAATGTGCTTCCCATGTGTGTTCCGACAAGAATGTACATGAGTGGTTCAGTGCGTTCATGGGTCCATTACATTGACCTGAGGTCTGCCAATGGTACACAGAAGGAACATATGGATCTTGCTAATGCTTGTAAGGCAATCTTTGTAGAACAGTTTCCTGTTATTGCACAGGCACTTGACTGGTCTTAATAAATAAACACATAACTGAGCAACTTTATGGCAACATACCCTGTACTTAATAAAGAAACTGGCGAAACAAAGGATGTCGTAATGAGCATTCATGATTGGGATCAGTGGAAAAAGGACAATCCTGAATGGGAAAGATATTTTACTCCTGAAAATTCACCAGGTCTTGGAGTTGAGGTTGGTGAATGGAGAGATAAACTTGTCAATAAGAATCCAGGATGGGGTGAAGTTCTCAAGAAAGCTGAAAAGTCTGGAGGTATTTCTGGACGCTTAGCAAAAAGAGGTTCTTATGAATCTTCAACTCAATCTGCCTTTGATGTAGACTAGACCACTATGCCAAGAAAATCTAAAACAGGAATTGGAAGCACTGGTAATCCAGTGCCATTTGGAATGAGCAATAGAGTGATGAAAAGGAAGAAACCAATTAATCTTGATTATATCAAGAAGATTGAACCACTCACAGAGAATCAACAATTATTTTTTGATGAGTACGCTAAAGACCAACACACAGTTGCCTATGGATGTGCTGGTACTGGTAAGACCTTTATCACCCTCTACAATGCTCTTCAAGATGTCCTAGATACAAAGACACCTTATGATAAGATTTATATTGTAAGGTCCCTTGTACCTACCAGAGAGATTGGTTTCCTCCCTGGTGATCATGAAGACAAATCAGACATCTACCAGATTCCTTATAAGAATATGGTAAAATATATGTTTGAGATGCCTGATGATAATGCTTTTGAAATGCTCTATGCAAATTTGAAAGCACAAGGTACAATCAGTTTCTGGAGTACATCATTCATCAGAGGTACAACCTTTGACAATGCAATTCTCATCATTGATGAGTTCCAAAACCTGAACTTTCATGAACTTGATTCAATCATTACCAGGGTAGGTGAGAACACCAAGATTCATTTCTGTGGTGATGCTACTCAGACTGATTTGGTTAAGAACCATGAAAAGAATGGAATCATTGATTTCATTCGTATTCTGAAGAACATGCCTTCATTTGGTATGGTAGAGTTTGGACCAGAAGACATTTGTAGAAGTGGACTGGTCAAAGAATACATTGTAGCAAAAACAGAACTAGGTATGTAATGTTTAATCACGTTGAAATTGATTACCCTACTCTCACTAGAGAGACTATTGATGGTGTTAGATACTATGATACTCCTAATGGAAAGAAACTAGTATCTATCACCTCTATTATTAGTCATTACCAACGTGAGATCTTTAGAGAGTGGAGAGCAAAGGTAGGTAATGAGGAAGCCAATAGAGTTACCAAACAGGCAACATCTAGAGGCACAGATATGCATACTCTTGCAGAGCATCATCTTTGCAACAAACCATTACCTTCAGTCCAACCACTTTCACAATACTTATTTGCCCAGGCAAAACCCACACTAGATAAGATAGATAATGTACATGCTATTGAGCAATCACTGTTCAGTTATGAACTAGGTGTTGCTGGTAGTGTGGATTGTATTGCTGAGTATGAAGGAGAACTTGCTATCATTGACTTCAAGACAGCAAAGAAACCTAAACCAAGAAAATGGATTGACAGTCATTTTGTACAATGTGCAGCCTATGCTTGCATGTTATATGAGATGACTGGTATAATGGTGAAGAAGTTTGTAATTATTATGTCATGTGAAAATGGCGAGGTTGAAGTTTATGAGGAATACGACAAGAGAAAGTACATCAATTTACTCTCAAAATATATTAGAGAGTTTGTTGAATATAAATTGCATGATTATGCCGCAGTCAACTGAAGACAGTATCAATAAACTTATTGAAAATAAGTTTTACTCTTCAAAGAAATTTGCTGAAGAGATAGAGAAGATTGCGCATGACAATAAAGACATGTCATACATTGATGCAATTGTATTCTTCTGTGAGAAGAATAGTGTGGACATTGAATCAGTTCCCAAGTTGATGTCCAAACCCCTGAAAGAAAAATTGAAGTGTGAGGCTATGGAACTGAACCTCCTCAAGAAAACTAGTCATGCTAAACTCCCATTATGATTCCCAAGGTGACTCCTTTTGATGCCTACAAATCTTATCTTGGTTTAAAAAACCACTTTACAAAAGAGAAGTATGACTACCATAGGTATGGTGGCAAGTCACGTGCTTCTTTGGAAAGTTTCTATAAAAGACGTGACAGATACTTCTTTGAAAAACTGAGCAGGCAAAAAGATGATGCAGAAGTGGTTGAGTTTTTTGTTAGTAATTTTGTCAGTTGTGATGATCCACAGTCTCTTTGGATTGGAGAAATCGTCAGAAATGGAGAACAAAACTATACAGACTGGAAAAAGAGACTTCAGTCTCTGAGTTATACATTCAAGTCTGAGATTGAGAATGTCTTTGCTGGTAAGAACTTTGATGAGATGTTTTACATTGAGGGTACTAAACATCCCATTATTGTAAAAGAACATCTTGGTAAGAATATTTCTCTTGAATCTCTTGTCCTATTAAATAAGATTATAGGATTCAAAAATAACTTTGATAAAAAACTTGATGATCCTGTGTGGAAGTTTCTTTCAATGAGAATGTCAAAGTATGATTCTTTCCTACATATTGATGTAATCAAATATAGAAAAATTTTAAAGAGTATAGTAGTATGAGTTTCTTCGAATCAGAATTTGTACAGAAGGAGATGCAGGATATTACTGAACTCCAGGAAAAAATTTATGAGAGTGTCTTTAAGTTTCACTCCATGACAAATGCAGAGAAACTTGAGCATGTAGAGATGCTTGAAGAACTTTTGAATAAACAAAAGATTCTCTACACTAGACTCAGTTTGTCTGATGATCCTAAGGCAAAATCAATGAAAGAAAACATCATGAAGGAGGCAACTATGATTGGGTT